GTTAGACGGGCAAACGAAGTATTAAAGCTGACTATTGAAAGCCGGCTAGAGGACAAAGAAGATATACCAGCAGCTACTCCTTTAAATGAATTGGAACTCGCTGCAGGACAACGTACAATTGTAGCGACAGTTGATCTGAATGAGAAGATTAAATATGTGAGTAAGAATCTCACGATCCCGGAGGACCTTAACGTAGCTGCAATGGATGCTGGGCTTAACTTCTCCCAAGTTTTGCAGCGAGCTTTGCGTGAAGAGTTAAGCAATAAGTGATACATCGTGAAAAAGACCCACTTTACCTGTTTTGGTTAGTGGGTCTTTGCATGTATACAACATTGTAAATTATTTAAATGCCCCAGATCTATGCAGCACCGTCAACAAGCTATAAAAATCATAGCTGCGGCCTGCTGTGGTATCGACAATTCCAGCCTTTTTAGCAGCTACACATGCATCTTTTGCCCATGCAGGGATCTCAGACATGGAATTTTGCTGCTCCAGTTTTTTGATAGCGGCAGCCTGCTGCTTGACCGTCTCCTGTAGTACCTCGAATGCTTTCTTCTCTGCTTCTGTCATTGGCTCGTCCTCCTTGGGCTGTTGCCCGTAATAATCCTTCAGGTATTGCGTTGGCTCTACAACGCCTGCTTCGGTCTGTGTCCAGCCGAAGGACGGTGAAGCAGCTTTACGGATCTCGTAATGCAGGTGCGGCCCAGTGGACTTACCTGTGCTGCCCTGACGCCCGATAACCTGTCCTTGGTCTACCCGTTGCCCTACCTTGACGGCAGCACTAGACAAGTGCGCGTACACATGCAGGTACCCCTTGTCATCCTGTACAGCAACCACGTTGCCCATATTGCCGAAGCCAGAGCCTGTGACCCCCATTTTTGCATGCAGAACCTTCCCAGCTACAAAGGCTTTAATCGGCCCATAGCTGTCCTTAGGCTCAAGCACCAGATCCACTCCCCTGTGAAAACGCGGGACCTTGTCCACTGGGTGCATACGTGGTCCGAATGGGCTGGTGAGACGATAACCTTGGAATGGATTACTCATGCTGCTTTGTCATCTCCTTTATTGGTCACGCCGCCCTTGCCCTTGAGCACTTCGACGGCCTGCTTAATGACAGGCGGGATAGGCGCACCCAGCTTTCCACCGTTTTCGATCAAGGATAATAGCTCATTAGCGATGTAAAAATACGCCACCGTATCCCTAAATAGATGACCATCACCAAGTACACCATCTACCAAGTGTCCCGCTGCGACCATTGCAAAGATAAACACCTTGCGAGCAATGCCGATCATACCAATCTTGCTCTTGAGCTCGCCGCTAGCCGCCGCCGCTATTACTCCTGTTACATAATCCAGCGCCACAAACACCAGAAGAACACCAAGGACCCCCGACCAGCCACCAAACAAGTAAGACGCGGCGGCACTACCAGCCACCAACAAATATTTACCTACTACCTCCACTTGATTTCCCCCTAAATTAGAATAGCCCCCGACCACTCCGGGGGCATAAAAAATAGCACCGCTATGGGTGCTTACTACATTACATTACCGTTTTGGTCCAACTCCGCTGCTGTAAGAGCTGCCGCAACTTGCTCACGGCTCCCTGCTGGAACTTGATTGATCTTGATTAACCCTTTATGGATCATCATTACATATACAGCTAACATGGTATCACCTCCCCTCGTAAGGGATATGCCCCACCTGATAAGCAGCCAACCGAGCCTATACATCTGCAGACTCCGGCATCAGACCCAGAAGCATCATATGCAGTTCCATGAGGGCCATTTGATTAACATTGCTTTCCTGGGCAAGTTGCTCATTCCGCGCTTCGGCTGCGGCGAGACGCTCACGTAACTGCTCCATCTCAGACGGTTGTTCTGCGGGCTTGGTCAGCTCCGCTATCTCATCCGCGCTCATACCCTCAGACCATAAGCCAGCAGGCTGCTCAGGAGGAACAAAGACAGGTGCGTCACCCTCTCCGTCCCAAGCCTCCATAGACTTGTTGTAAGCCTGCTCAGCGGCTGTGTAGGCTGTCTGATACATATCCCATGCGGCAAGGTCAAAGCGCGGCCTGAATAGACCGGACGGCGCCGGGACGCCTACCGTGTATCCTGCCAACTGCGGCTCAGGCGGTATGCCCTCATCTTCCGGCTGCTGATCAGCATAAAAAGGGACAACCCCAGAAAAGGAATCGTCCACCAAAGTGTCCTCGATATAGAGTCCATCTGTATTGATTATGGGTGCTGCTTTCATGATCGTGCCCTCCTTATTGATCTGCCAAGAACGATATGCCGTCAAGTGACAACATCACGTTACCGCCACCGCCCATTATGAGCGATCCAGATGTATTGATATTAAGTTGCCCGACCAAGAGCCCTGAACTGTTGTTAGTGAGTACCGTGTAATTAAGTTGTTCTTTGGGTCTGTAGCTTGGGGGCAAGAAGAAAATAGCAGTGTTCAGTGTTCCTGATTTCAGGAGACCTTTCAGGTGTACATATCCCTCAGAGTCTTTATAAAACCCTACAGTTGATGTACCTGCTCCATACAACACCCATCCACCTAGTAATGTTGGAGTAATCCACGTCGGACTATCCTTCTCCGCTTTCTTGTTCTCGACGACACTCAGTCGCGTTGAAGCCTTCTGCACGTCTTGTACAAGATCCGCAAGAAGCGACTTTTCATTGTCTGCTACCGAGCCGATGAACGCCGATACTGGCGATGTATCCAGCATTAGGTATGTGACGCTGTAGGCTCCAGCGGTATCGTAGTCTGCATAACGCTTAAAGGCTTGTTCTAATCCGTAACTGTTTCCGGCGACGATTGTCCATACATCTCGCACTGAATTTTTAAAAACTGACAGGATCTTTTGTACCCGATGCGCTAGGATGGTCCCTGGAAATTGATTCGTGTTGTTGATGTAATAACCGTTAAATAATGTACTTCCCAGCGGCTTAGTACTTTCCCGTAGCACGATCCCCGTACCTACCTCCACCTGATTATTGCCCTCATTTAGCGTAAGTTGCCCCTCACTGACGATAGGCTCTACTGTAGGTATAGCTAACTGATAGACAAGCTCATATGGTGTCCATGTCGAATAGCGTGTGTAGGTCATTGATGTAATCGGCACTGTAGGCAAACTGGTAACAAACGTCGAACCTGCGGGTCCCCCACTCGTGCTGTAGATGCCATCCAACGGAACCCATGCCTTACCAGCCGCCTCATTGTTGTATGGGATACTAACGTCACCTTGTCCAGCTAGGTACATCTTCCACCCCATAAAATACGCCTTGATCTCTTCTTGTGATGGGGAGTGGTCGTCCCCCCATCCGCTATCAGCGTTAGGGATGAACACGAACGCTGATACCCCATCTATAGTAACTTTGTCAGGTGCCTGAATACCTTCGTAGTCAGGCAGGATCTTGCCATCGTATTTAACGCCTTTTGCACTGCGTTCTACCGCGCTGACTCCGTGACCATAATACACGCACTTATACCCTGGTCCAGATGCCGCCGCTGCGTATAGCCACCCTTGTTTATCGTCTAAAACAGTTCGTTGCCAACGTTTGGCTTTAAAATACTGGCCATCACGCTCGAACACGCTATCTGCATTAGCTCCTGTCAGTGGATCGGCGTATAAGTCTGTCTGCAGTGCAAGCATTGCCGCAATATCAGTACGATTGGCATCAGTCCACCGAATCGCATAAGGATTACGTACTGGCTTTACAGAGTCTACATATGGGTACTTAGCCACTCTCTCAGGTACAGGCATGCTGCCCAACGCATTATACTCCGCCTCTGATACCTCGTAGACTCGTACACTATCAAGGTTAAAGACCGATCCTGATGCCCCGCTAAAGGTAATGCGTATCTGATGGAAAAAGGCGTTTGCCTTTACCCGGATGATGTGTGTCGCAAATGACCCGTTTGGTGCGCTTGATCCGCTACTAGCTAACCCTTGTACTGATAATGTGGCGGTCCCACCTGTAGGAGATTTAACGTCAGCCAATACCACGTAATAGTGATCAGGCGTTGAGTTAAATGTTATGCCTGCATAGGCGTCTACCGCTCCCAAAGTTAGCTTAAACGAGGACATGCCGCTTGTCCGCTGTGTCGTATCCTGCACAAGAGCTACATTGGACTCCCAAGGGCCTAGAGACTCGCATCCCCCGTATCTGCCCAAGAGATTGACCAGCATCCTCCCCGTAAGAGATGTCAGACTAAAGGGTGCAGACTTTGCAACCTCAATTATTTGTAGTCCTGGCTGCAGCGTGACATCCTGCCGGGATACAGTATTAAATCTCTGTGTAAATTGATTGTACTCAGGCCGCGTGACCAAGGTCAGCGCTGGATCAATAGTAAATGTCACAGCTGCCGTATTGCTGACGGCCAAAATCATCCTCAGGTATAGGTCCTTTGCGCTGCCCTCGCTTGGCGCAGGCTTGTATGTCGCCGGATACTTACCTATTGCGATCAGATCGCCTGCAGCATCGTAAACGCCTGCCTCACGGATTGTAAACCCACCAGCCTCCGTAGGCACTGTAGCATCAACAACAACCCAATTGCTACGATTGGAATCTATGGACACATTAGAAACACTCCCACGCCACCTCTCAGCCCTTAGAGCAGTTTGTGACGCGGAAGGATCGTAGTAAGCGCCGCCCCCATCTCCAGCGGCCATATGAGTGATATTTACCAGCGGACCGCCTGCAGCCGCTGCAGCAATCTTGTTTTGTCCAATGCTAGTGAGTATCGTGTAAAATTCAGCCACTATTATGCCTCCTTGGGGTAAACAGTTATGACCTCCCCAGACTGCGTGCCCCACACGCCGCATACTGTCCCGGTGGTTGATAAGTAAATATTAAAATCACCCATGTGACTTCGGGTGTTTTTGTATTGCATGATCAGATCGTCTAATTGCGCAAGCATGTCTTGAGTAATCGGGCGCGTTACCTCCAAAATTTCTATCCTGAAGGTATACGGATCGCCTCCGAACTCGAACCATTCCTGGACGGCCCCGCGCATGCCAAGTAGCTCAAGAATCCGCTTGAGCGCCGCCTTGGTCCCTTTCTTACGATGCACATTCACCGAATTAAGAACCAGGTTCTCCTTTTCGAGCCTAGTGATAGCCAAATCTACGCCCTCGACGTGATACTCCCACAATAGCTCATCTACCCAAGCATCAGGGATATTGCTGATATTATCCAAGAGTGTAAGCCTGTCTGTAGCCGTTGCTATGTCCTGAATCTCACTGTCAATAGCCTTGGCTGCAGCGTTGATACGACTGTCCCTGAGCAGATTGGCAGGGAGTATGTCCACTAGACTGACCGTTTGGATATCAGTCATCTGTAAGCCCTCCATAAGTCACCGTGAACGTCTCTGCTATCGCTACTGTGTCATAGTCAATCTCATGGTAGCTAAGTGCGCCGACATCCACCCTGTAGGCTCCAGCCTGCATAACTCTTCTGATTAGCTCACTGGGGTTGATATCCCGGCCAAGGCGTGATTTTTGCCATAACGCATATGCCTGAACTGCGGCAGATACAGAATCCTGTATGAGCGATACAGATGCCGCATCCTCCTTATTGATCCAGAAGGTCATGCCTATGTCATAGTTGTACACCTCTGGTGCTCTGACGGTCACATTGTCCGTCAGTGGCCGCACTTCTTCATCGTTACACTTCTCAGCAACGGCGTTCAGGATCTCTGTGTCTGGTAACTCACCACCCTGCAGCAACGGGATAATCTCAACCACTCCAGGAGTCGGGCTTTTTACAGATACATCCACAATCAATTGATTTGCGGATGCGGCCCAAAATTTATATGCCCCATCTGGCCCAGCCACACTAAAAGACTCAGGCGCGATGTGGATTCTCTCACGATATGCATCGTCCGTTTCAACATCTGCTCCACCCGCAGTAACCGTTGTATTAGCAGCCTCTTGTACAAATGGTAACGGATCTATGATGACGTTGATCTGTCCAGCAGTAAAGCCATTACCTATAGCCCCTGCTGTCGTACATTCCGCCGTCACTGTCCCCGATGTTGATCCCGCAGGAATTTCCAGAGCCTGAACAGTCGCGAAATACAAGTCGCTCCCATCATCAAGACCGACCCGTGTCCCTGCGGGGATATTCACGGCAGCTGCAAAAGTAGATGACAACAGAAAAGAAAGTGTAGTACGAGCTGGGGTTGCCAAGAGCCTACCGACATTGCTGCGAGCTCCAATATTATCAAGTATCCCGTTAGTGGCGTATCTCAATAGATTTTGCTTCGCAGTATAGTTAATCAAAACCCGCTGCTGTACAATGATCTGCGCAAGAGAGGTCAAAAAAAGCCTAACCGGATCACCTGGGTACAGCGTGCGCTCGGTTAGGCCTTCATAGATGGTTATTATGTTTTCCTGCGTCTCGGCAGCATCGACAGGTATAAAATTAATATCTGGCAAGTCGGCTAGTGCCATCAGGCCCCCTCCTCTATGATAAATTTGATGATCGGCAGCAGTCTGTGTGGCTCATCCGTATTCGAATTGCTGAAAGTCACCTCGGTTACTGTAGCCCGGGGCTCCTGCTCAAGTATTGCTGAGATGATTAATCCTGAGATCCTGGCTCGCGCAACAGGTACCGGATCATCTACAACACTCCAATCAATCCCTATCCCTCTTGATCCCGGCACTGATCCTAAAATTGTAGTAACGATCGTTCTGATGTTTTGTGTCACTTCGGCTTGGAGTGTACTTGGAGCAAAGTCCACCCATGATGTTTGCTCTTGAGATAAATCAACGCTTAACGACATGGATATACTCCTGTAATGATATGGACACTTCCGCTATCGTTACATTTCCAAGGTTGTCTACAGAGCTCCATGTCTGTTCATAACCTGTAATGATCCACAATGCCGTGCCCACTCCCTTACCACCAATTGTGAGAGGAAGTGCCTTGCCAGCGCGCTCCAGAGCCACTATATTGTCCATCTCTTTACGTGGATTAACTCCGTAATAAGCATCGAATCTCATTACAAAATCAATGGTATCCAGTCCTGGACCGATCCATTGGGTCAATGGTTTTTGTCCCAGTATCTCATGCGCTGTATATCGCCCGCCGCCAGATCGTCTGAAATCCTTAAAAGTTCTTAGCGTCTTTTCTGATGCTATAAAAACGATGGAGCCAAGTGAACCGAGCATCACTCATCCTCCTCGGTAGGTATTTTCCCAAGACAGTAACCATCACCAGTAGCGGTAAACACGCACAAAACGGCATCTTCTACCTTTGGAGGTACGAACGCTTCATCAGTAAAGGGAAAGACAATAGGCAATTCATCAGATACCATATCGTCCTGATCCTCAAACAGCACCCGTACACTTTGTGCCTCTGTATCTACTGTGGATACGGTCCCTACTCTTATACTCATCTCATCACCACCCCAATACTGGTCTTATAGTCAGGTCAGTTACGTAACCACCGCTCCCAATCCGATGAGCTGCGCTCTCAACCAAATAATTTCCGTCGAAAGTTCCTGCTCCGCCGATTGTTATAACCACTCCAGCAGCCATTCGGATATCACCAACAACCGACAAGCTTGAGCGCCCCATATCCTTGTTCTTCTCGCGCAAGGCATTTCGAGCTTTGCGTAGTGCCTCTGCTTTCCCGGTCACTTTCTCCTTTATTTTCAATACAGGACCGAGTGCCGGAGCCCCCGGCGGAACAAACCTGACCTTATAGGTAGTAGTAGTCTTACTTTTCCCTTTTGCTGCTGCAGTGGCTGTTACAGTAGCCACACTGCCACTCGCTGTCGTTTTCTTCTTCTTGGACTTTGTTTTTGGCTGCGTGTAGCTGATCTCGCAGGCTACATACGCCGCATAAGCAACTGCCACGCTAAATGAGTAAGACAGGATTTTGTCCTTACCAATTTCATAAGTTGCAACCGAAGGCTTTTTCTCATACTCAAGCTCATCAAAGAGGACGAGCTGTTTGCCCGTGACCTTTAGTGCTACTCCCTCTGATTTACATTGCTGCAACAAAAATTCAAGGTCTGATTGTTCGGTTTGATCCAAACGGTCATATGTGGGGTTAACAGGTGCGGAGTACACAAGCTTATACCCTGCTTTTTTAGCTATCTCTCCTGCAATAGATCGGAGCGTAACCTTTTCCCACGCCTTACTGCGCTTCTCCTGGCGGATATTTGAGCTAATCCCCAAACTCACGCCTTTTATTTGGACGGTGCTCGGCGGTCCTGACAAGTCCATGGTATCCACCTCAAAGTCGCCAAGCTGCAGTTTCTGGGCCGTCCCTGGCTTATCCCAATGCCGGACCCGGATAGCCGCCTTGAGGCTGTCACCAGGCAGTGGCATCCACTCTGGGGTCTGCCACTCGTTATCCCGGTCTTGGAGCGTTATCTGCAAGTCGTCCAATTCTCCAGAGGGTGCGTCTGTATAGGAAAAGTCAATCAGATACTTAGCAATATCTATCGACAAGTCATATCCGTTGTATGATAACTCCAGCTCCGCTCGTCGTGTATCCACCGTCTTCATTCCGCCACCCTCTTCCAAGGTGGCAACGTCGCTGATTGCTCGTCTGGAATTACAGGCACATTGAGCACAACACCGCCTCCAAAAATTACGGTGTCTTTATGAGCGATATTAGCAAGGATAAGGTCTGGCACATGTCGCTCTGTCCCGAAAAGTTTAAAGGAGATACCGTCCCAGGCATCTCCTTGTGTAGTGATATATGTCAATTAAAGCTCACCCGTCTTTCTTGTATGCCCAGTTGCTGAAGCATACGTTTAAGCTCAGGTAACGTCATTGCAACACCCTGACGAACCTGTTCCTTAACGCTTTGGTCTACACTGCCGCCTTGGATGGTGATTTGAGGCGCGAAGTCTACATAAATGTCGCCGCCGCCTGAGCCAGACGTTCCCCCACCAATCACTCGGTTAGCAATGTCCAACAACCCTTGAGAGCGTGGGCTGTCATTCAGCGGAATTGCAATTTCCGGTCCCGCCTCACCAAATATAGACGGCTTGGAAGCCACACCTCCATTAGCGAAAGCGTCAATCGGTGGAATCGGGTTTATGTGCATGCCGAATGTGCCACCGCCGAGCATATCTGGGATGTCAAAGCTTATTGAATTAATACGCTCAATGGCCTGATTGACTAGATTGATAACCGCATTTAAAGGCATTGCCACAATTGCCTTGAGCCCCGCCCAAATGCCTCCAAACGCATCAACAGCGCCCTGCCATGCCAGTGACCAGTTCCCTGTGAATACTCCTGTGATGAAGTCTAGGACTCCTCCTAATGTTGTGAGTAGCCCGTTTATGACTCCGCCTACAGTGTCAATAGCTGCAACTACCACTGCTTTGATTACAGGAAACGCAAAGTTAAAGGCTGTAACCAATCCATCTATGACTGGCTTCGCGAATTCGAACAATGCAGTCAATGTATTGCCCACTTTTCCAGCCACTGATACGATTGTCGGAAGCATCGCATTGAAAGCCCTGCTTACAGCTGGTGCAACGTCATTAGCTAAGAAACCAAATACCTTGGAGATAATCGGCCACATTTTACTCCCGATATATTGTCCGATAGGCATAACCGCCTTGATTACTGTTGTGCCTACCTTGTAAAGTGCAGCCCCCACTTTGTAACCAATAGGAATTATTTGCGTGAAAATACTACCTACTGATCCGAAGATGCTTTTGAATGTTGGAACGAGTGGTTTAAGTGAATCTATAAACCCATCATTAATGCTTTTGAGATCGTCGATTACAGATCCAATCATGTCCATTATAGATCCAGCGTCATCATCGGAAATACCAAGCATCTTGGCAATATCAAACCCAGCACCTTCGAAGTCGCCACTGAACACCTTATCAAAGGCTGGCTGCAACTGTCCTCCAAGTTTGCTAGTGACATTACCAATCAAACCTCCCACTGTTGAAAAGAAACCCTTGATCACTGGTATCTTGTCTTGAAACCAATTTCCAAAGTCCTGCAGCAGCGGTAATGCCATGTCACCAAGCGGCATAATGAACGTTGTCATTAATTGCCTTCCAATGCCCTGAAATGCCATCCCTACGGTGTCATATTTGATATCCTGAATGGATTCCATGGTGTCTTTTGTCATGTCGAATTGACTTTGCACATTGCCGTATGCCTTTATAACCCTATCTTCCAAGTCCTCTGCCTGTGTACCAAATAGCGCGACTGCAACTGCATTACGCTTTGCAGGGTCCTTCACAGAGTTAATGGCCTTTACTGTTGTCAAGAACGCCTTTTGTGCAGCCACGCCACCAGCGGCAAACTGATCGGTCATCGCTTGTCCGCTCAATCCAATGGACTGATAAGCCTCAAGCGATGCTTTAGATCCATCTTTAGTTCTTATACCGAACTCTTTGATTCCGTCCCCTACCTTATCAAGGTTGAAAGCACCAGCATCCAGACCAGCTGCAAATGTATCAAACATGCTTTCTGCGCTGAATCCTAGCTTGGCGAAATAAGGTGCATATTCATTGGCCGAGTCAAGGAGCTCATTGGATTTGTTCAATCCTTTCTGGGCGCCTTGTGCCAATAAGTTGAATGCTTGTTCATTGGTAATGCCGAAGTTCTTGGCCATGGTATCAGCGGCTTTTATTGACTCCGCTATATCCTCACCGAATACATCACGATACACCAATGCGTATTTAGTTGTGTCCTCGAGCTCTTTGCCTTGCTGCTTGGTCACTTGTTTGGCTATCGCCATAGCATTAGATAGGTCTGTCCAATCCTCACCAAGATTCTGACTATACAGACTCCTAAGGGAGTCAGACATTTCCTGAATCTCTGCTGCTGTAGATCCTGTAGCGGCCTGCGCCTGTTTGAGAGACGCCTGATAATCACCAACAGAGCCCACGACATTCGTGAATGTGTCAGCTACCCCGGACACCAGAGTAAAAGCACCCGTGTATTGGGCTACCTTGTATACTGCTTTCCCGAAATCGTTGGCAGCTTTACCTAGCTTGCCGAACACTCCTGTCGTTTCCCGAGCTTCATCATTCATGCCCTTTATGCCTGACTCAGCTGTCTTGGTTCCACCTTTTACAGCTTGGATAGCTCGACCGAACGTGGAACTTACTCTTCCGCCAAGCACGAACGTAGTTTCATACCTTCTGCCTGCCACTATCTCCCCCTCCTTCCCCTTCGGGAATGGGGTCCATTATTCGCTTGGGGTTTAGGTTTTCTTTTCTCGACGGCCTCATAAGCTTCCGCCCATTTGACTAAGTCAGATATGGTTTCGCCAAGCCAGAAGCTAATAGATGAACCTGGGATAGAAGCGAGGGAGATTGTGATCTCTCGCAACCCCCGCTCGATATCGTCCCCTAACCCCGACCTAGCAAAAAATTAGACGCCTTTTGTGTCACTTGCGTGAAATCAGGTCCTTTAAGCGATTGGATGAGTTCAGGGATGACATTCGCCGCTTTAGCTGCAACAGCGATTTGATATCCAAGGGTGAATGCACGGATCGGTGCAGTCACACTTTCCTCAGGATCAATAATCCGGGCTTTCTTGACACATTCCAGCATGTCTCGCCCATCCAATTCATCAAAGTTAAGGGTGAGGATTGTGATTTCTTGGCCATCAAAAATAATAGGCCGCATGAGCTCATAAGCACGCTCATCGGCCTGTACTTGTACATCTGTATTCTTTTTTGTTGACATTTATATTAGCTCCTCTCTTACATTCCAAGGTTGGCCCGTACAGCAGCCAAAGAATCTACGCCGTCAATAATACAAATTAAGTTGTACTTGTCGATCTCCAGCACAGTGGCATTGTCATAGTCAATCTTGATATAAGTGACTTCCATTTCATTAGTATTGTCCATGGTCCCGCCGACAGCGAATGTACCCAATCCAGTGGTTTTAGGGATTGCTCGCATAGTCACCTTGACCTGCACTTGCTGGTAAGTGGAGCTGGACTTTTCCCACGTTTGGATAGAGCCCCGAAAATCAAGCTGGTGCGACTCCTGCCGTGCCAGAACAAAATTCGGCTTAGCTAATGTACGCCAGTTTAATGTGGTTGTCATTGAACCGAAATGACCAAGGTTAGGAGACTCGATTTCTCCACCAATTCCAGCTCCACTCACTGTTTCAGACATGGATTCAAGGCTGGGTAGTTCGATATCCACTACTCCAAGCCATTCGGTGCCATTCCGGTATGCGTTAAAATGGTTCAGTTTCTCTTGTATTTGATTCACTATTCATCCCTCCTTACTAAGCTGCCAGAACGGACAGGTAGCTTGTATCATATTCAAGGTCATACACAATCTCTTGAGCTGGTCCTGGTGGAGTCAAGAAAATTTTGAATCTAACTACACCAGCCATAAGGCTTGTAGTGGGGTTGTCTTCACTCCTGAATTCCACCCGTCCCCCAAGAAGGTTTCCGCTGGAAGTTAACCCATTCAGCCAAATATTCACGCTGTCCACAACCGTCTCAATTAGTCTTTTGTTCATAGGGTTATCGACCTTTTGCCAGTACGTCAGTACCAGACTGTTACCAACCCAATTGAACATGCGACGAATCGCTATGATTGAATCTTTGGGGTCCGTCACTGCAGGATAGGCAGCTGTATTGTTTCCCCACGCTCTAAGTCCGCCAATAAAGTTCAATCCAGTTACAATGCCTTGACTATTCAGATAGTTTGATTGGTCAATCCCTAGTAGCACGTCAGTGCCATCCGCCAAGATCAAACCATTACCTTTGAAAATTTTGTTTGATGGAGATACAGATGGTATTCCATCGTTCGCCGCATCAGTTGCTCCGATCACGCCCGCCAATTGAGTAGACATGTGGTAGTGGTTGTCACCCAGCTTAACCATCGGCCAAAGCGGAACTTGCATTGGGTCAACATAGTTATTGCTGTTTTTCCATAGCGGTACGTCCGTATAACGTTTGGCCTCATTAGTGTCAATATCCGCGAGAGCAAGGGCCTTGAAAACACTGTTAATACTCGTAGCTTTGGCCGTCATAACACTTGCTACAACAGGATCACTAGAATACCCAGGAGCCAAGATAAGACCAGGAACCAGCCCGAAACGTGGGAAAACTTCTTGAATAAGTTCCAGCCCCGTCACCTTACCATTTGGATCAACACCGCCTATAATGTCCGCGGAGTCAATGGCGCCCGGATCAAGCTTGGAATATGCAATGCTGAGCTCAGTTGTATCGGTAGGAACTGTTGACTTAAGCGATACAATGACATAACCATCGCTGTTAAACGCCAGCGTATAATCAGTGTCCTTGACGTAAATTGTTGCTCCCGTTGAGTCCTTAACAACTACAGTGTTAAGAAGCACGCCCTCCTCTGCCAGAGTTGTCATGCGGTTAACGACTGGCTTAACAGCAGCCGGAACAACGGTGACATGCTCAGCAGGATCAAGCACATTGACAAATACAACTGGCTTGAGTGCATATTGCCTGAAATGACTGTCCATGAACTCACAAAGAGTATATTTAGCCCAATCACTTGAATAACCAAGCGCCCCAACCGCCTCAGCAAAGCTATAACAAAGGATCGGTACATTGACAGGAACGTTAGCCTCTTTTGATTGGTTGACCGGAGCCGTGCCGAACACGACTGGTAGCCCTGCTGTCGCCTCCACAGGCGATAATAGCGATGTAGGAGTCTCATTGACTGTAATACCGTGATTAGCCAACTACTTCGCCCCCTCTCTTAATAGATTCGTAGGCCACTTGTTCGAATGTCCCTGGTGTAGCTATGCGTTTTAGCGTGTGTGACAGGTCAGATACCGGAACAATCAAATCGGTAAGCTGAGGATACTTGTCTTTGAGATCATCCAATGTCACTGGCAGGCCACCCCTAAATAATGCGTACTGTGTAAGCCTGCCTTTTCCGAGAGTTGGCCCAACATAAATCAATGGTCCTACCTTGGTTTTTGCAGACTTAACCGTCTTCGCCGATTGTTTTGGATCTGCTACCTGATTTTTTGTGGTTAAGTCACTCATATGGCTAATTCTCCTCTCATGTAGACCTCTTCACGAACAACGGGTAAAACCCAATTCGTCTCCACACCACCGAAATAATATGGGTGCATGTCTTCGTCGTGTAGCGTCCAATTATACGGATACTCAATACGGTATCTGTCATCTATGATGCGTTTAGCAAAAAAATGTGTCTCTAGGCGTTGTAGGACATTCAGAGTAGCCTTATATCCTTGGCGATCAGGGGAGTCATCATAGACACCGATGACCAAGGTGATACGACATTTTTTTTCTTCGTTTTCCCCATTGATACCGCCGTCATTAACTCGCACGACCACATAAGGGAAATGTTCCGAATCATCTTCCATCTTTTTTGTTGGCAAGTTTTGCGGGTAGACATTGAGCAACGCAGGATTCCCTTCTGCGTTTTGGGTTTCAAAGTCCTCAAAAATAGCCTTGATCTCTTTGACCAAGGCATCTTGCAGTAGGTATGGTGTTGACATTAGTTACCCTCCAACACTCTTTTGATTTCGTGCTCCAAGCGCTTCTCAAACGTTTCTGCAGCCTGCGCTTCAACATGCTTTCGCAAATCAGGGTTATTCACCATCTGCGGCACAGGAGGGCCAAACAGCCGCTTAATTGGAAGTCTGGCATCCCCCTCACGTTGAAACACCTTTGTTCCATTGACATCAACCGCAAAGGCACGAACAATCTCTTTCAGGCTTCCGCTCTTTTTAACCGCCGCCCGGAATGCTTTGGGCTTTGATTTACCAGGCGAAGCATTAATTCTAAATTTCTCTAGCCCCATACTTCCAGACCGTGATACAACGATAGCCGAAAGCGATCCTGTAGTCGATTTCTTTAAGCTGAACGTAGAATTAACGTCCTTCGCCTTTACTCTATATATCTCCCGAGCATGTTTGCTGGCTTGAGTTTTCACCGTAGCAGCAGCCCTGTTTAATGCTCGGTTAAGGACTGTCGGCACCTTTTTGGGGTAGGCTGACAGTCTGCGTTCAATATCTTTCAAAGCTCCATCAGATAGAGTAATCATGACCTGAATCTCCTGAGCGTCACAGTGTACATAGCATCATCCTCTTGCACGTCTGCGATAGTATACATGAGGGCTCCCATTTTCAAATCGGCCCCAATGACAGGCTTATCAATGTCTGTCTTGAGTACATGGAATAAGAACGAGGCATTGTATACTCCGTCAGTGGGATTGGATGCACTAGACTTCCTCTCTTGCAGTAAGAAATCGTCAGGGATAATCTCTGTTGGCTTACCATTGATCACCCTTACCTCTGCAAACTCCTGCGTGTTCATAAATACATTCATGGCATCATGCGCTAGTTGGTCCTTGAAACTCATAGGAACACCACCTTACTGACTTGTGACTTGATCAGCGAACCATTCCTCATACTGACCTATACGGTCCTCTTCTTTGGCAGCAGGGTCAATAGCCAAGGCTTTAAGTCGTTCCTTTTGTTCATCGGCTTTGAGCTCGCTGAATCCCTCAACGGACAGAACCACAATACTGACATCCTGGTTGATCTCTTCTGAATCTTCATCAAGAGCCCCGTTTTTCTGGAGCTCCTGAATAAAATCCATAGGCAACCTTCCTGTCACCCTTTCCCCGACTCCCCACAACCGTCCACCATAATTAAGCGGTTTGTTTAGTTTCATTCACCTTATCCTCCTATACACCAGGATTTTTGAACATGCCGCGGCTATCCAGCAACGTTACACCATAGTCAAAGTAAATACGGAAGTCCATGCCCAAGCGATCAAACGGAATATCCGTTTCGAGTGTCGGCTCCTCTTGGCCGCGCAGGTACGTTACTTCAACCGTGTCCGCAATATTCGGGTCAGCTGCCAAGTACCACGCTGCCGAAGAGTATTGGTCAAGCTCGGCATCCACTACGATTTCATAGGAGTTGCGGAACACGTTGACTACACCACTGTGAGCTCCCTGCGGGTCAGCCTCAGAGCGGAGATATTGGGCAGCGTCTGTTTCCAGTGCAGCTGGGACAAGCAGGTAGCGAGGGGAAATGTTGAGCGTTGCTTCACCACGTTGTCCCTTTTGCGTCCTCATTTTCAGACGCCCTTCGCTCATTGTAGTTGTACTGATCTTCCCGGCTGTGCCAAGGTTCCCGTGATCGGCATCGAACAGATTCTTCCCGTCAAAAATCAGCGGGTTAGATGCAAGCATCTGATAAACCAATTTGTTGATGCCTCGCTTGGCAGCAATAACATAGGCTGCTGGAACACGGGACAACATGCTTAGGTCATCGTTAATAAATGCCTCGCGTGTGAATCCCCAGCGTTTGGCATAGGTCAGGACGGCCTTAGTGACCTTCTCGTCCTTCATCGGATCGTCGTAAGTAATTGCTGCATTTTGCGGTAACAGTTCAAGGTTCCCTGCTTCCGAAATTCTGTAATGTTCAGCAGCTTTGAAATCAGAGTTGCTACCCTTGCCCGTCCAGTATTGGAATGTCGTAGGAGCCTCAGCATAAGCTTGTGACAGCGTTTTGTTGGCAGCATCTGAAATGATACCTTGGAATGTACTATCTGGACTGAGGGCCCGTTTCAGCAAGTCCTCGTCACGCATCAAATGAGCCCCGCCTACGCCCGCACGCTGCAAGCATTCGACCGCAAGGTCTCGCAGGCGAAGGCTACGCAGTTCCAAGGCACCAGCAGCTGGCTTTTCCACACGGCGAGCTGCACGCATTAGCAGCGCATCCGTTGCAGCTGAACGGAATTTGTCCTGATCCTCTTGACCCACTTGTACCGAAGAACGCTGAGGAGCCTTGTCAGCAATTTGCTTTTGCAAGATCACATCCTTTACCTTTTCCACGGTACTGCCATCCTCAATAAATGTCGTTGCGTCCATTCCGAAGTTCCTGCAAAGCGAGTTGATCTGCGATACCCGCGCACGCTCGGCTGTAGCTGCCTGTTGAGCTGCCTGAGCCGGGTCTACTGGCGGTGGAGCTGCTGCACGTTCTCCGCTACCATCAGGGGTTGCGTTACCTCCTGCAGCTGCTCCCGTATCCGGTGCATGCATCAATCCTTGTGCTGCCAAAGCCAGCATTTTCAATCCATTCATTTTGTCATCCTCGCTTTCGTTTTGATTAAAACTACGACCAACACCAACTGATGGATCTGCAGGTGTTGGTTCGATGCTAATTTCAAAAGGTTGCCATTTCAGCGCCACCCAAGCAGGCCCCATATGGCGACCATTAGCCGAGGTCTTTCCTGCTTTAACTTCTTCCCAGGAGGATACGGAGTACCCGACAGAAACCCCCTTGATAATCCCTTTCTTGACCTTTTGCCAAACCCTGTCTGAATCTTCGTCATCATCAAACTGCACCAAGGCTCTTGCTTTACGCTGGGATGAATCCAACCATACCTTCTGGATGATCCCAATTGGCATACGTCCATAATTGAAATCGCGTCCATGTGCAAATAACAAAACCCCGACCTCGTTCAACCTTTCCAGGTCAATTGCGTCAGGGTCATGGCTTAGTACCTCGCTCCCAAAATACCGTTCATATGGCGCCTCAGACGAAAACGAGAGCTCTACTGTTCGATTCTCTTCGTTAAGGGTGTCCCTACTGAACGTAAGTGATCGAGCGAATTGGTTTTCTGTTGGCTTGTCTTCATTCCTATGCAGCGTCATTGTTGGACTCGTCGGAGTCATCGTCGGAATCATCTTGCTCAATTACCTCTTCCTCCTTTCCTGATCGTTCTCCAATCAGTTCATTAATTAAGTTAATCTCAGCTGCACGCTGTACCACGACATCTCTCCAGTCCTCCCCGCGCTCTGCACAAATACGGGCAAGTGTGTCCTGGTTTGACTCAAGAGCCGTTTTATTGGCGTTAGCCTCCTTCTGTGGATCAATCCATGTGCTGCCTGGAGGAACCCACACATGAGCTGTAAGCGACTTATTATTTAAATCGAACCCCGGAAGGTCGATTTCGTCAGCTAGATACATAGAATTGAGGAATTCCAGATATACTGGCCTCAGAACACGATCAATAATCATCTTCTGCAGCTTTTTGTACAATTTTCTATCCTCAATCAGACCTTGACGAGCAGAGGAGTAATTCACCTGCGACAAGTCGCGTGATACAGCCTCGTAGCTAAGTCCCAAGCCCGCTGCAATCATGCGTACCAATGTCGAAAGGAAGTCCTTGGTATTGGATGCCTGACCTGTAGGGATGACCGTCTGTACTTCATCGCCTGGGTTAAGCTCACCAACCATACCCGGAGCCAGTGACAGCCCACTATAATCTACGTCCTGTCCGCCCCCGCCTTTAACACCTCTGCCCAAACTTCCTGACGGCGTGCTCTTTTTGATAAAGACTGACATACACGCAAGCACACGTTCTTTGATAGAGACCGCTTCAATGTACTGATTGGCGTCTTTAATACGCGGTAGAGCCGTTACCAGCTGTGAAATCTCCCGTACTTGACGCGGGTCTGTCTTTCTAAAAAGAAAAATTACATTCTCTGCCGGCACACGTACTGACTCAGCAGGATTGGAAAAGTAACCGTCACTGGCTTTCTTGAAATGGTATGCAATGGGACGATTGAATTCGTCTAGCTCGATTCCTTCCACAATTCGCGTGCCTTCGCCTGGAACCACAAGGGTATTCAGTTCGTCAACGGACCGCAGTTGCAATTTAAAAGGGAACTTGGAATCTTTGACGTACACTTTGACAATACAAATACCACCGTCCACATAATAACGACGGAGTATCATCTCGGTGATTTCTTCCAGTGATTGTGTAGCTGTTATATCAATGTTTTCTGGCTTACAATATTCCTTCCAAAGTCCCTCAATCTGCTGGTTGATTTCACCAGCCGCATTACCTGGAACGCTGTGAGGTATCTTTGCCTGCAGCATGATTCCTGTACCAATGACGTTGCGTTCAAAAGCCTGCAGGATACCTGCTGTTATGTCGCTATTATGCTCCAAGTCCTGTGCTCTCGCCCGAATTAAAGCACGCTCGCCGCGCTTCTGTTGCTCGTTCGGTGACGCTGACGGGTTCCAACCTTGGTTCAATCGCCCGCGACTCCCTGCATCAAATACGCTCATACCATTGCGCCAGGCTAATCGTTTATAGGCCCACCGTGGGCTAATGGCTGCAATGGAACGATCCAACCAATTCAAAATTCATCACCTCCCCTCGAAGTACACCCTGCGAAACATTCCTGCCCCGCTCTCGATGTTGTCAATCTCTTGCTGCAACCTATCCCTTTCGCTGTATAAGACTTGTAGGGGAGCTCGCTGCAATGATCGGTTAGCAATTGAGTATGACTGAGCTCCAGAATGTATGGCACTTATGGCAGTCTCAACCTCAAGCAGCTGCTCTTTTAATTTTGCTAATTTCTCCTCTGGCGTCATAGCCATGACCCACCTCCTGTCACCCATGAATTAGGTTTACTAGCTGGCTTTTGAACCTCTGTTTTCTGCTTAAGCTCCGATTCATTCCGCATATATCGAATACCAAGACAATCGGCTGCAAAAGCAGCATAGACCTCAGTGTCAAGGTAATGGTTATCTGCGTGTGCCGTTTTTGGTCGCCATACTTCATATTCATTACGACCGCGCTTTTCGATCACTTTTTCTTCTGCAGTTACCTGCTCGGCATACTCCAAATCACACCCTGTATAAACAAACCAACCGCCCGGCTCGTCATTTTTACGAACCATTCGGTTAGAAATGAAATCTTTATAGTAACCGCCATCGACATGGTACAAGGAAATGCCGTACATCCCTCTTTCTTCCCGGTCGATTTTGGACATTTTATACTTACTAGCCAGAGCTGTGTTAGATCCTTTGACAGCCACTGCCCATTCGCTGTTATTCACACAAAATGTGTAGGTATCGTCCGCATTATAACCGGAGTCGATGGCACAAAGGTTAACGAAATACTCGTTCCCCTCCTGGTCAAGATAGGACATGTTCATGATCTCCTCAATCCGCGCCCATGTTTCAACGACTCCATGCCGGATATTTTGGCTTGTCATGTCCTCACCCCATGCACGAATCGTGTAATACATTCGATCCTTCTGCACGTCTACACCTGCGGTCAGCAGGAGTGTTTTGTCAGGAACTACACCTTCCTCATAACCACTATCCTTCTCCAGTACCTTGTCACTGTTGAGCTTAATCTGTGTGTTTTCCCAACACTCAGCCAGCCATGAATTGACAAAGTTCATAAGCTCCTCTGGCGTGCGCTTGGAAGTGATGAATTCGGCTGCTACATCTCCAAACCTTACCCACGGGCTATAGATCGCGTTAAGCCCGAACCCCGTTTTCCGTTTAAGCTGAGTGGAACCTGATGGATCGCGCCATTCTCCGGCCCTTAACATAGATGGCTTATGAGCATCCCGGATGATCTCATTACAATGCTCGCACTGATAATGAGCGGTACCCCGAATGGTCTCAGCATCAAGGCTCTTATCAAATTTGATCTGCTTGAATTTATACGTTTGATACTGCCCGCAGTGCGGACACGGCACGTAATATTCAAGCCGAACGTCTGCAGCTTCCCACGCCTGCCATATCGGTCCAGTTCGGACGGTAGGAGTGGACGTCTGCATGATCTTCTTATTAAACGGGAATGTCTTGGTGCGCTCTCTCGCAAGAGAACGCGGGTCGGCCTCCTTACCCGCTGATTTTGGGTATTTGTCCACCTCATCCATGAACAAAAAGCGGATCGGACGGCTGGAAAGCGATGCCGGGCTGTTCGCTCCAGCTATAACCGTGTACATACCATCGAATTGAAGTTCTAAATCTTTGGAGTTTCCTGGTCGGAATCGACTTCGTAAAGCTGGACTCAACTCCATCATGGGCTGCAGACGGTTTTCAGAAGTGAACTTGGCCATGTCCAGGTTCGGGTACATGACCAGCGCCGGGCTCGGGTCCTGTGCGACAACAAAGGCCAGCATATTATTAAGACATTCCGTACCGCCAACCTGTGTCGGCTTTAAAAAAATGATTTCCTCAACACGCGGATCAGTAAAAGCATCCATGATCCCACGCAAATAAGGCGTTCTATCTGTGGACCACTGGCCCGGTTCAGCAGATGTTTTGCTATCCAGCACCCGGTAACGGTCTGCCCATTCTGCTACTGTCAACTTTTCAGGCGGTCGCAATACTTGGAAAGCCTCAGTAAGCCAGTCAGCCCACTTACTTGCTGCCTTTTTTGGCATAATACACGCCCCGAACAGACATTTGCTGTAAGACGGCATTGGTTGTATCGGCAATATTTTGTTCAATCAGCCTGACCGTCTCAGGTTCCACGTAAGGCGCGACCTCCATTGCCACTCGGCGGCTATACCCTGTCATTGAACGCTTGAGAGTGGTGAAAAAACGTTGAAGCTCTGCTACCACTTCCTCACGTTTGATGTATTCGCCTTTGGTAACCGCATTTTTCAATCTCGCTGCCGCAGCCTGCTCCTCTTTCAGCTTGGCTTCATAACGGAGTTTGCGAGCAGCATCGCTTTTGGGCTCCTCGTCTTCCGGGTCGTCTTCTGATCCCAGTCGGTAATCCATCACCCAATCAAAACACGGTTTTAACGGATACCATCCACTACCTGCCTTGGGCATTCCAAGCTTAACCCACTGTGCAAGTGTATTACGGTGCACACCGAACAGGTCAGCAGCGTATGAAGCGCTGATACATAAGACTTTGTCGATCATTTTCACCTGCTTTTCCATGCTCAAAACACCACCCCCAAATGCACAGTGCACAGTGATTTTTTTTTATAAAAAATAGCGAGATTTCGGGGTCATTCGTACCCGCACCCCGTCCCCCACCCGGGAAGGACCCAAGTTCCTATCCCTTGTACCAAGTGGGCTGGCATCTTTCATCCTCATTACGTGCTACTACTCTCTTATAATCAAGACAGTGACGACAGTGGAACACATCAATCTGTTGATAGTTAGATTTGTATGGTCCATCGTCACGTTGGTACTCAGACCGCAGGAAGATGTAGTCATGCCTGCATCGTGGAGCAACAACACTGGAACTAAACCCAGCAGGTGGCGGTTTAACGGTAGGCTTAGTTACCATGTCTTCGTTCCTCCCGATTCCTTGGCCTTGACGCCATAGGTACTGTAATACGTACCAACCACTCAATCCACTTATTCATCAGCCTCACCCTTCAATTGTTCGGCGTTGTCCTTCATATAGGAGCTGATCTTCCTGTACCCATCCGTGTTGTGCTGTTCACCGAATCCGCGGAAGCGAACACGTGCCGGATACACTCGCTTGATATTGCCGTCATGGATCTCTAGGACAATTGCCCAGCCGAAAGTATGCAACAGCATATTGATCCACCAGAGCAAACCTACCTCTTGAAACTCAGACCACGACTTCTCCTCAACCATGTCCAGGCTCCTTCCTGCACTTCGGCAACATGCATGCCTGCTTGTTACCAGTCCATGTCCCCCATACACAACCACGACAAAGAACCGGCTGCAGCGTCGAGCTGGCCGGGATGGGCGGTGGTCGTTTCACTGCTTTCACATGACTTCCCTCCAAAGAGAAAAGGCCGCCTATTGGCGACCCATATCCCTGAACATATCGTTGATGAAATTATCGACTGTACTTGATCGGTAAAAGTCTTTGTATTTACGTTGGACTTCTAACCAGTCATTCATGCTGTTCCCCGAAAATACAACTTCCTCGGCACCGTCATCAAATGAAACTTTAAACCCTGCGTAAGTCTCAGGTTTCCATTCGTCATATATCACAGAAACAATAGGTAGGCCCATCAAAATAACCTTCTTTCGTGTTTACCCAATTGTCCTACAGTATCATAATAACACGGAAAATCCCGTTTGTGTTCCCGTTCTGTTCCCTTTCTATTCCCGTTTCATTCCCGATCTATTCCCGGCCTCTCGCTCCAGCCAAAAACGCATACTTTTCTATGGCTATTGGACGCCACTTATAAAATATGTTTTTGGTGATGTTCAGAGCCTTTGCCGCTTCGTCCCACATCATACCGTCAACGTAGTGGTATCTCAGTAGGTCCGCTAAATGCTTGTGCCGACCATCCATGATAGAGAGGATACTGTCTATTCTGTCACGCTCAAGTTGCAGGTCCTGTAGCTCACTCATCTGCTCCAGAAGCTCCTGCATGTTGTCCAGCGTGTTATTGCCTCGGGCTTCTATCACTTTGCGAATCTTGCCTTCCAGCTCGCGTAGCAGCTTTTCATCTTCGGGGTCCAGGCTTCGGCACTGCCTCACCTCGTTAAGTTGTGCTTTGGTCCCGGCTGGGTATCGGGTAAGGTAAGCATGTGCCACCGTCTCAATGTCCTGCTCCCGCTTATTGAGGTACATGTATGACTTCATCCCCCGGAGCTTACGGTGGAGCTCCTGCAGCCTGTCATCCTCGTTGATCGTCTTGAGTAGCAGCCCCCCGCTCCAAGAGTATGTCTCCAATACCTTAATCCGCCCGGTTATGTCCTTGTATCGTGTGAGCTCGTCTATTACCATTTGTTCGCTTTCATTCATGCTGATTGCTCGTTGCATAGCATCCCTTCCTTTCATTCCTTAATAGCTTCTGATAGAGCTGTTACAGCAAATGTCTTTACCTTGCATAAACCGCGATCTCCGTTACTTCCTGTCCAGTGTACTTGTCCGTTCTTGATGTCCTGGACTGTTTTTACCCGGCCCAATCTGAATACGTACCGCTTGCCGATCTTAATTGCCGATTCTTTCAAAGAGTATCATTCCCCCGATCACGACCAATGTCACTGCAGCAGTCAAAAATGTGGAGCGAGTCATAATTCCAAGTGTCATGCTTGATACCAGCTTGTCTGCACTATCAGGGATTTTCTTGTTCGGATGCATGTGCCTCATCCTCTCTGTAAGACTCAATCTCTTCCTTAACTTTCTCAGTTGATGTCAATCCATATCTAAGCAAGTTCACTCTGCTTACATAGTTCTGGAATGGCAGAAGTCGCTTCGTTTCCTCAACCTCAAGTTTGTAAAGGAGGTAAGTATCCGCTTCGCTAAAACCTAAATCCAGCAAAAACTTCCTGTCTTCATACGCAGCTGTCGCAGCAAAAGTGTTCCATCGCTTTAGTTCTTCCGTTGTTGCCATGAAAGCTTCTCTGAAATTTGCGAACATGTATATCCTCCTTACGGGTAGAACCCCAGCCCTACCCGATCATTTTGTTGGGTTTAACGATATGGTTGATTCCCAAACCCTTCTTGAGCACTTTCAAGCTGCTCTTGTGTGATTTCAACATTAACTGGTTCGTAATGTTCGCAAACCGCTTCAAAGTCAAGTGGTATAAACGGATCAGGTCCAAATTTACTTATAAGCATTTGTTTCCATTCGCCATGCCACCTTTTGCATTTTTCAAAGTCCTCGACAGTTGGAGCGGCCTTATCTTCCCGAACGATCATGTAGGCATTATGGATATCGTTCAAAGTGACATCTAAATTTTCATCTTCCCAATCTCCGACATCTACATTTGCTGCCAGATACCGTTCTGCATTCGCCTTGTTTCTCATCACCATTACAGGGACCTTGTTCATTCTCATTCATCCTCTCTATCAATTCGAGGTTATCCTCGATATGTTTGGGTAGGGTTATTCCCCTAATGCCTCATCAACCGCCCGACTAATGTGATATAGCGCATCCTTCGCGCTCTTAAAGTCTTCTTGCCATCCTGGAGACGTATGAGTCTTGATCTGTTGGAGTGTACCTTGTGTATGGGCTATGGTCTGTTGTGCCTCTGCCAGCTTATCCGCCTTATTTGCAAGCTGCCGCCGTAACTCCGCTGCCTCATGTTCCATCTTGAGGTACTGCTTATCTGCGTTATCAAATGCTTTTTCCCATTTCGCGGACAGTTGTTGTGCCTCTTCTAGCTCCTTGAGTTGCTTATTTATCATGTTCTGCAGCCGAATCATTTCCTGCCCTTGACGCTCAATGGTGTTGCCGTATTCCTCTGCCAGTGATATCAGATAAGAGATGTTTTCGCGAGAGTCGGCTACGAAATTGGCATCCGCTTCTGAAACATAGATATCTGGATCAAAAGCGAAGACTGTAGCAGACGCTCCTGGTCGTTCCTCTGTCCAAACAGCGATGTTATCATCTTCCTCATCTATGGTTGGTCCCAGCCACCATTCTCCCGGCGTAGTGGCTGCCAGATCCTTCTTGATCTCTTCTATACGTTCACTCACCCCGGACCACCCCCGCTGCTTCTCTCAACACATTTAATACTTGACTTCGAACAAGCGGATTGGAAGTTGCATAACTCAATTCACGTAGGTAATCACCTATTACAGACGCGACGCGGCGAGCCTCTATCAATTCTCTATCTTGCTTTTCTATGACCTCTAGGAGATCATCCAGTACACTGTCAGCATCAATCGTCAATGGTATGGCTTCCGGACTAGTACGATGAAATAACACGCGTTCCTCTTCGGCCCACAGCACCTCTGATCCGTCTAATAGCGGGTAAATCTTATATCCGTTCTCATCTGTTTTCATGCCCCTGTACCTCCTTATCCTGTATAAACTCGCCCTCATCCGAAAAGCTTCTCAGCAGCGTGTTTTTGTCCCAAGTGACAGGCAAATCCCAATCCACCCAAAACGATCCGTTTTTAAACACAACCGTCCCGATGTCATTACCGTGACGGAATCTACCCTTCTCATAAATCTCTGTTCCAGTCTCGTCCTTGAACCCCGTGTATTGACCTACTGTTTCAGGATCAACCTTCCACCAGAATTCTGTGCAGAAGTAGTCACTATCCCATTCCACTATGTCCCCGACTATGACGTCAGTTCCTATGAGATTTCCATATATCCATTCGCCGTTGTCCATCCTCTTACCACGGAACATTATCTCTCTCATGACTCACTACCTCCTTGGGATAAGGTCATATATGCTGCCTCAGCTCGCTGGCGGCTGCTTGCCATCAAGAACACCCCTACTCCG